ATGCGTGGAGAGAAAATGTCCGAGGTGTTTATCAACAAGGCGTTCAGATTTTTACTAAATTCACACGGTGAACTTTTGGAGGATTGAAGCATATAGGTTGGCCAAGTCAATCACCAGGGGAAATCCTCTGTATGAAGACCTGGTCAGCCATGTGTATATCCTAATGGATAAGTACAACGTATCTGAGGAGGATTTACCAAGGACCTTTGTACGATTCGCACATAACCAATGGAATTGGTACCAATCAGATTTCAACAAGCAATTCAGAGGCTCTGCCAATTCGGTGGAGCTTTCTGAGTTACTGCCATCTGATCCGGATGATACGCCAAGTGAGCTGCTGTAATTCCTACAGAGCTATCTTGAGGAGTCACCGGCAGATGATTCAGATACTTTTTGTAAAGAGATTACAAAGATGTACCTTTATGGAATGACCTACAGAGAGATACGTTCCGAGACAGGCATATCTTTGGACATCATTCACAAGGCAATTAAACAAGTGAAACATGATATACATCATTCTTATGAGCATAGGGATAGCCCGTGCATTGCAGACATTCAACCTGCCTGATTTTAAACCATTCAATTGTCAATCATGCCTGGCATTTTGGTCTACGTTTGTGGTGTGCCTATTCACAGAGCCCGAACTTGTGGGCATAAGTTTTATAAGTTATTTGATTTCAGACCTAATTTTGATATATGAAAATAAGTGAAGACCTAAAACAGCAGGTAGAGAGATATGAACGCACAAGATCATTCAACCTGAACAACGTGCTAAAATTTGAACTAGCTGCATGGTACAGAGATACACAAGGCAAGACTCTCAACATAAGCTGTGGAACATGCATACGTAATGCCATGAGGGATATTGTGGCATTTAGCAAGCAAGCAACTGAGCCAGCCATCCGTAGGATACCATTCAAGGGTATTGTGGAAGAGAAACCAAAGACCATTGAAGAAATGAGCTATAAAGAGCTCAGAGCCTTGGCCAAGGAAAAAGGAATAAAGGGCACATTGAAGCGTGAGGAATACATTGCACTACTGAGCAATGCATAAACACATTGACATGGGTGATATGTGCGAGGCAACAGAGGATGGCAAGCATTGGCAGGTGGTTAAATACCTGTTCTTTGATGATCACAATGAGGAATATGTGTGCCTGGTTGATAACACCTATTGCCAATCATTCCTTGAGATACGTGAATTGACTGCTGAACTATGAGAGTGCTGAACATTTCATCTGTGGATTACGCCAATATGAGCCACAATAATGCCCAGGCATTGCGGTCCATTGGTATTGATTGCGATGATTGGACCATGTCGGTTCATGCTTTCCAATACACTAGCCAATCACAGGTGGTGACAGCCAAGCATATTATGGAGCGATTCATTGAGTATGATGTGATTCAGCTATTCCATTCCTGTGAAAAAACCTACATGCTGATTATGGCACATCCAAACATAGTGGTGTACCATACAGGCACAAGGTACCGGATGAACAAACGGTACTATGATAACCTGTACATGGGCCGTACCATTGCCACAGATCAGTGTGAATTCCTGCTGCATGATTCTAGCATGCTATATGTGGCACCGCATACCACATTGCAACCTGCACAACGGCCATACAGGACTAAGCTGCGCATAGCACACTATCCATCCAATCACCTAATCAAAGGAACAAAGACCATCCAAAGGCTATTGGAGCCATTCAAGGATAGGTTTGAGATTGACATTAACACTAACCGTGAGCCACATGAAAAGAATCTGTACCGCATTGGCTTGGCCGATATATACATTGAGCTGTTTAATCCTACGCAGAACGGGCAGCCTTATGGTTGTTTTGGTGTTACAGCTTTTGAAGCCACGGCGATGGGAGTCATGGTGGTGACAAACAACGTCAACAGGCAGGCATATGAGGATGTGTACGGTGCGCATCCATTCCTTACACCTAATGATGAGATGGCATTCATTCAGGCCATTGAGTCATTGGCTGTACCACGTGAGCAATTCGATGCCATGCGTGAGGATCTGCATGCTGGATTCAGGGATAAGCATAGCATACAGGCAACAGGTGAACGTATTAAACAAATTATAGATGAAAACTACAGTAATAATTAACACCTACAATGAGGACAAGAATATCCTATTGAGAGCTGTTCAGTCCTATATTGACCAATGCCATCAGTTAATTATCAGCACGGTGGAGGGAGATCCATCTATCAAATACATTAAAGGGGTTGATTGGGCCATACTTCCAAAGGCCAAGCATGCCGGTAAAAGTCCATTTGGCTCATTCCAACAGATTAACAATGCATTGCCATTGGTGACCGGTGACTATTTCTGTTGGGCATCAGGCAATGACTATGCAAAACCTCACAAGGTATTGATGGAAGTGGACGCACTAATTCGCACAGGAGCACATGTATGTTACTCATCCTTTATTGTGGATAAGCCAAACACTAAACGCATACAGGCATTCCATGATTATGATTACCAAAGGCATCTGCAAAACAACTTCGTATCTGACTGCGCTATGATGAGCCGATATATCCTGGAGAAATATCTGCCATTCCATCAGCAATGGAACAACATGGCATTTTGGGATTTGTGGCTGCGAATATATGAGGGTGAGGGTAATGTGTTCACATACAACAATATTCCCACATGGACATATGTGCACAGGGATAGTGATATGAGCAAGATGCGCAAGAAAAGCCCTGAACAGATTGCCAAAAATAATGAGGATAAACTTAATATGTTAAAACACCATGAAGGTATCAAGAGCACGATGGGAGCTGGCAACCATTAACCTAATTGCCAGGCGTATGGCAAACGGTCATAACTATGACAATGTACACTGCACCAAACCGGTGGCTGATTATGCAAGCCATCTAATTAAGTGCGGATTTGGCAAGAGCATCCTTGATGTAGGATGTGGTGGCCAACACCTCAAGACATGCCTACCTACCGATGTGGAATACATTGGCATAGATGCATTTCCTGTAGAGGGTACCGATACCATTAAGATGGCAGTGGAGGAGATGGAAGGTATTGAGGTGGATACCGTGGTGGCATTCGCTGTCTTGGATAACTGCAGGGATTTCTTTCAGGCATGTGACCGGATGAAGACAGCTGCCAGGCAGAACGTGATGATTCTCACAGGCTTGGATATTGAGGTGGATGAATACCATACATTGAACTTGCAGCGGGAAGACTTTAAATTGGCATTCCATAATTGGCATTGTTCAGTAGAGGAGCAGCTTAGTCCTAAGGTATGGTTATTAAATTACGAACGTATATAATAATAATAATATACATATATATAGATATATTATGTTAAATAGAACAAAAAAACATAATTAGGTTCGTTATGGCAAAAGGACAGGATACAATAGACAAGCTAGAGGCATATGCTTGGAAGTATATTCAAGAGTGCATTAACCATACTAGACCTCATGTAGCAGGGAATGGTAAGGTAATTCAGGTACCGGACAGGCATATTCCTACCATAGATTACTTTCTGAGGATATGGATACCAATGCAGGAGGGAATGGAACTGATTGCAAGGAGGACATGGTACGATTGGCTGAGAACAGATGGCCCCAAATCGCACACTATTAAAAATATATCAGATGAATTCGACAGCTTGGCACGTGACATTGTGGGCAATGAGGGCAAGGGGATATTCTACGCCAAGAACAAGCTAGGCATGCATGACAGGCAGCAGGTTGAAACCCGGAATGTAGAGAAGTTTGATTTTGAATAATTTTGTATATTTGTACCGATTGACAGTAAACATTGATGATTTAGTTTGGTTAGGTAGGGATGGCAGCAGCTATCCCTTTTTTATGATATGAGCACAGTCAAAGGATATAAGCCCCATGCCAATCAAAGGCTGATTCACGACAGCATCAACCTAGGTGAATACAAATACTATGTGCTGAACATAGGCAGGCAGTTTGGCAAGACATTGCTAGGGATCAATCAGATGTTGTGGTGGGCAATCAACGATAAGGGGTGTAATATCGCATGGGTCACACCGGTATACAAGCAGAGCAAAAAGGTCTTTGATGAGATGGAGCGAGTCACCAGGGCATCAGGCCTGTTTGAATTCCACAGGTCTGATTTGTGGATCAAGGGTTTTGGCAGCACCATCACATTCTATTCAGGTGAGAAACCCGATAACATTCGAGGTAATACATTTGACTACCTAATCATTGATGAGATGGCATTCACCAGGGCAGAATTGTGGGATGAGGTGCTATCTGCAACTGTGTTGGTCAAGGGCAAGAAGGTGCTGTTCATATCAACACCAAAGGGTCGCAATCACTTCCATAGGTTGGCACTACAGCACAACTATGATGAGAGGTACAAATACTTTCAGTTCAGCAGTTACGACAATCCCTTGATTGACCAACAGGATTTGGATGAGCGCAAGAGGTCACTACCTGACCATATCTTTCGACAGGAGTACATGGCTGAGTTCGTGGATAATGCATCAGGGCTGTTCCGCAATGTACAGGCATGCATAGGCACAGGTACATCCACATCAAAGATGTATGCCGGTCTTGATATTGGTAGGGCTGATGACTACACCGTGCTATCCGTGATCAACAGCGATGGTCACATGGTGGCAGTTTACAGATGGAGGCATATGGAATGGTCTAGCATCATTGACCAGGTGGAGGCACGTATCAAGCAGCACAACTGCCTGACATTGGTAGAGGTCAATAACCAGGGTGATGTGTTCTATGAGATGCTAGCCAAGAGGTGCCGGAACAACGTGGAGCCATGGGTCACCTCATCCAAGTCCAAGCCTGTATTGATTGAAGATTTGGCAGTGGCCTTTGAACAGGCAGCCATCAGCGTGAATGATGAGAGGTGGCTGCTTGATGAATTGGAGGCATTTACGTACATTTACAATCCAAGCACAAGGTCAGTCAAATATGCAGCACCGGATGGGTTGCATGATGATGGGGTGATTAGCCTGGCATTGGCATGGCATTGTCGCAAGGCATATAGTAAAAGAGGACAATATAAAGTAATGAGAGTATGAGTGTAATTGAGGTAAAATATCCAAGGCATATTAGAGAGTGCAGTCCAATCATGGTGACCAAGTGGCTACACATGGCACCATTGTGGAAGGAGGCACAGAGCAATCTAAGTGGTATGCTAGACTTCCACGTTCAGGTGGTGAGTGTATTCACAGGATTGAAGGTAAACGAAATCAAGAGGGCAGCCGTTGATGATGTGGTGAGGCTCAGCTACCGATTGCTGAACATGATTAGTGACCATCAGATGGAGGAGCCAACCGGCAGGGTGGTGATTGATGGGCAGGCATATGTGTATGAAAAGGATTTCAGCAAGATATCAACAGGGCAGATAATTGACCTGAAGTTGATTGAGCGGGTACCTGAGGAGCCACATAGAGCCTTGGCAATATGCTACATTGAGGAGGGGATGGAATACTGCCAAAAGGATGACCGAGGTGTGGTGCTGAATCCCAATGAAAAGAGGGAGGCACTATTTAAGGAGCGGTTCCCTGGTGATGAATTTTTGAACTTCTTTGGTTTTTTTTTGCACGAATACGAGAGCAGGAGAAACGCTATTTTGGCACTAC